ACTGATAACACGGAGTTGGCCGCTGACTTAGGAAAAGGCGCTTTGTGGGAGATTCCTGTTCTTGACGGATATAGTTTCTCACAGACAACAAACACATCAGAGATAACTCTGGCGGAAATGGAAAGTAGTGCTGGTATCAGTAGACGAGGTCGTCGTATGTTTACCGACTCTTTGGCACCTGCTGAATGGTCTTTTAGTACTTATATTCGTCCTTTCAAATCTTTAGGACAAGATAATGTTACTTCAGGAGTAAAAGCAGCAGAGACAGGAACAACCTCAGAAGTCCATGCCATAGAAGAAGCACTTTGGGCTTCTATGTTTGGTGCTGATAAATATAATGCACAAAAATTTGTAAGAAACGTACAGCCTGTTTCAGGAAGTGAGACAGATGTTATTGCTCCTGGAGCAAATAATAGTGTTATTACTATTCAAGAATCTAATAGATCAGGTCTGCATTCTTTTGTACTGTACTTCTTAATTGAAACTGATACTACAAATCCTCTGCTATATCGTATGCCTGAGGCTATTGTAAATGAGGTTACTGTTGATTTTGATGTTGACGGAATTGCTACTCTTAACTGGAGCGGCTTTGCAAAAGAAATTCAAGATCGAACAGCAAATATTAAAGTAAATGCAGGAACTACTGTAACTGTTGCAAATGCACACGGAACAGGGTCTAACTTAGCTCTGGGTGATATTATTATTGATACAAATAATAGTAGAGCAGTCCATATTGCAACTAACGTATCTTCAACAAACGCAACAATTTTACAAGCAATCGATGAGTCTACTACAAGTACACAGAACTTTATTCGTAATCGATTGACTTCTGTTGCAATTGAAGCTGCTGATGGAGCAGATAAAATATCTGGAACCTTTCCTGGGCAGAGTGCGACTATATCAGCTATTGATAATACTAATAAAGTATTTACAACTTCTGCGGCACATAACTTTAAGACGGGTGACCAAGTATTTATAACAGGTTGTACAGGTAATACTGTACCCAACAACACTCATCTTTTTGTTCGTGTAGGCGATGAAACAGGAACTTATGCAGGCACAACAAATGCTACAACTGAGTTTGCCTTGTTTGGAACTAAGGCACAAGCTGAGAACCTTGGAAGTGCTACGGGGTTACATAGTGCTACTTATACAGGTTCGTATAATTCAGGCACTGGTACGGCTGCAAATGGTAAGTATAGCTTGACACTTACTGGAGGTAGCTTCAATATTGGAAATAACATTACATACCTTGTACCAGAGGAACTTGGTGCTATTAACAAGCCTCTTGAGCACGTAACAGGAACACGAACTGCGACAGGTAACGCGACTTGTTACTTAACCCTTGAAGATACAGATACTACAAATGGTACTTCAAGACAGTTCTTTAATGACTTGGTTGGTACAGGCGCAATGAATAAAGTTGTGAACAAATTTAAAGTGACAATGGCGATTGGTGGTACGGCTGCTACAGACGATAATACCAACCCTGCTCTTAAAATTATATTCCCAACTGCACACATTGAAGTACCGACACACTCTATCGAAGATGTTATCTCTCTTGAAACAAACTTCACAGCACTTCCAACCGACTTTGGATCTGCGGACGAGATAACTGAAGTTCGATATTACCCACCTGCTTCATACTAAGGATAAGGGGCTTCGGCCCCTTTTTCCCCTCACCCCACAAAAATAATTCTTGACATTTTTTGTGTTTTACCGTATAATTAAATTTTAAATTAAGGATCAAATAGATGCCAGAGACACCACAACAAAAGCCCCCTGTTTCATTAAAGAGTCTTATGACTCCGAGCAAGACAGTAAGTATAGACTACCCTAGATTCAAAGGAATGACAATAGATCTTTGTTACTTGGCTAGGGAGGAGTTAATAAAGCTTCGTAAGAAGTGTATGAGTACAAAATGGGATAAAAAATCTCATCAGCCTCTGGAAGAATTTGATGAAGAAAAATTTATTGTTCAGTATTGCACAGCAGTTGTAAAAGGCTGGAAAGGCTTAAAATACAAGTACCTAGAAGAGCTTCTTTTGGTAGATATTAGCGGCCTTGAACCTGAAGATTGCTTGCCTTATACCCAAGAAAATGCTGAGTTGTTAATGAAAAATGCTAATGACTTTGACTCTTGGGTAACAGAAACAGTAGGTGACCTCGAAAATTTTACTGGAAGCAAGTAGACGAAATAAGAAGTCTGCTTGTAAGATTTGTTAATGAAACAGATCAAAAAATGGACAGAGAAAAATACCTTCGTATCTGTGAACAACTAGGGCAAGAGCCTGATCCATCTAAAATGCCGCTTGATATGTCTGACTTTCCAGAAGATGTTCAAGTGGCTTTTTTTATGCACGATTTATTGTCGGATCACTGGGACGGTATGTCAGGCTACTACTTAGGAAAAAACTGGAATCAATGTGAGCACCTATTTAATTTGTACGATATAGAACCTAAAGATCGCACCACCATGTTATATTTTATGAAAATGTACGAAAGAGAATTAGTGGAATCAAGAGCGAGAGAACAAGAGAAAAGAAGAAAAGCAGAAGAACGAAAAAACCAAACAGCGGGTAAAACATACACCCATAATGTAAGAGGATAATGGCTAAGAAAAATCAAGTTTTTATAGATATAGTAATCGACGACCAAGGTACGACGAAGCGCGTTGCTGTAAATGCAAAAAAACTTGGTATAGCTCTTGATGATGCTGGAGTAGCTACTGATAGAGCTGCAAAAGGCACTGATAAATTAGGCAGGTCGAGTAAAGACTTAGACAGAAATATGCGGGGTACCGCAAAGATGACGTCTAATGGCACAAAAGAATTTTCAAAAATGCAGCAAGGGATGGGAGGCCTTGTAGGTGCATATGCAACTCTTGCTGCTCAGGTATTCGCAGTTTCTGCCGCCTTTCAATTCCTCTCAAGAGCTAGTGAAATCGCAAATCTAATAGAAGGTCAGAGAGCGATGGGAAATGTTACTGGTGTAGCTTATGCAACAATTACAGAGAGAGTTATTGAAGCTACAGATGCTCAGTTGAAGTATGGAGATGCTGCAAGAGCCGCAGCAATAGGTACGGCGGCAGGGTTACAAGCAGGACAGCTGACGGAACTTGCAAATGCCGCAAAAAATGCATCCTTTGCTTTAGGTCGAGATTTAACAGACTCATTTAATCGATTAATTCGTGGTGTTACAAAAGCAGAACCAGAACTTTTAGACGAACTTGGTATTATTCTTAGACTTGAAACAGCAACACAAAAGTATGCACAATCAATAGGTAAGGCAAGGCAAGATTTAAATGAGTATGAAAGAACCCAGGCTGTAACAAACGAGGTTCTTGAACAAGCACAGAGAAAGTTTGCTGCCATAGAAGCTCAAATGGACCCCAATGCTGCTGCCTTAGCCCAATTTGCTAAATCTTTTGATGATTTAGTTCGTGGATTTCAAGAGGCATTAATAACTCAACTTCGTCCAATTCTAAGTTTTTTATCAGAAAATACAGCAGCATTAACTGCTGCACTAACTCTTTTTGCTCTCCCTATTGTGAGAGCAATTCTTCCTAGTTTAGATGACTGGCAGGCGAGCACTCAAAAACTTGAAAAAAGAAATAGGAGATTTTTTAACTCGTATAAAAAAGGTCTTAAAAACAGTGGTAAAGAACTGAATACTTTCATAAAAACACAAAAACAGTTAGAAAAATCAGCAACAAAATCAGCAAGAAAAATTTTAGAAGGAACACAGTCCTCGGCAGGTGTAGATTTTTTAAGGGGACAAGGAGAATCTGGAGATAGAAGAAAACAGGCTGCGGCTAAAAGAATTATACAAAATGCTCTTGAACAACTCAAAACGTCAAAAGTAGCAGAAACAGGATTTTTAGCAGGGAAAAATGAAGAACAAGTTTTAGGCCTTCAAAGGTCGTACGATGCAAGAGTAAATGCTGCAAATGCTGCAAATAAGAAAACTATGCTTTCTTTTGCTTTTGCATTTAAAGTAATAAAAGGAGGAATTTTAGGAGTTCAAACTGTATGGCAAGGCGCAATGTTATTTATGGCAAGAGCAGCAACAATAGCGGCTGTAGCTATTAACTTTGCTTTTAAAGCCACAGCAATTATTGGAGTTATTACATTATTATTTGAAGCGGGAAAACTTGTATATCGTTTTTTCGTTCCTTTAACCGAACAACAAAAAAGAAATATTGCCATAGTAGAAGAACTAGATGGCGCCTATGAAAAACTAACGCAGCAAATGGAGGGGGCAAGAAAAGCTAGAGATACTTTACTTGCAGGTTCAGGCAGGCAGATAAATATAGGAAATATACTTGCTAGTGCTGACTTAGAGGAGATAATATCTCGTATAAATTTATTCACAACCTTAGATAAAGATGCTGATGGCTATGAGAACATCCAGAATCAATTAAAAGGTTTAGTAGCAGCGTTAGTAAGAATAGACCCAAAGTTTGCTTCTCTTAACAAAAACATAGAGGATGGCAGTAAGATATTACCCAACCAAGCAAAAAGTGTTAGAATACTTGCAAATGAGTATATAGATTTAGGTGTCCGTTTACAAAATGTTCCAAATTTAGTTAAGGACGCTAATGATGCTTTTGCTTCTCTAAGTAAGAGTATTAATAATACTCCACTATCAAATGTAGTAGATAGAACAGCAAAAGCTATTACTGGCCTTGAGCTTGAAATTTCAGAGGCACAAAAAAGTAGTGAAGCCTTTACAAAGGAATTAGATCTTGCAAAGGAAATCGATAAGGAAATAGCAGTCATAGAAAAACGTATGGGAACTCTGAGTCAGATGATTGGCGATAGAAAAAAGCTTGAAAAATTAAGAGACCCAGAGATAGGTTTTATGACTGTAGAAGATCAAGAGGCTCTCGTACAAACTCAAGAGCAAACAGTACAGCTTTTAAATGACTCAAATACTCAACTTCAGCAGTTTCAAAGGAGACTTGAATTTGCAACTACGAAAGAGCAAGCACTATTAAAACTTCGGCAACAAAGTTTAAAAGTATCAATCATAGATGCTAGAGCCAGACTAGAAGGAAATGATATATTTGCAAAAACTAATAATTTGGAGGAAGAGAGAAATAAGTCCAGGCAGAAGCTAGTAGCAGCAAATGAAAAAGTAATACAAGCAGAGGTAGCAATATTTGAACTAGAAGGAGAGAAATTAAAAACAGGAAAAGAAAAACTTGAAGCAGCAAAATTAAATTTACAACTTGTTAAAGCAGAAGTTAATTTTGAACAAACAGTTCTAGATGTTAAGCAAAAGCAACTAGCTCTGGAACTAAGAATGTTAAATGTTTCAAAACAACAGCGAGCACTTGACTTAGCTCGTGGACAAGATCGAAGAAATTTAGTAAGGTCTCAGGCAGTTGGAGGAGGAACAGATCAAGCGATAGAAGATCAAAGAAAGCTAAATAGAAGACTTTTAGAAAACGCAGTAGCAGGTGCAAAGTTACAAGTACAGAGGGCACAAGAAGCAAGAGATCTAGAAGCTGATAGACTTAGGGATAGAGTAGGAAATAGAGTTCTTCGAGAAGAGTTTGGGGGATCTATTGGAGACTTTAATATTCAGACAGGAGACTTTGAACGTGGAGCACAGTTTAGGGAAAGAAGAGAAGAAGCTTTATCAACTGCTGTTGGAGACACAACCCAAGGGAGAGCATTAACTCAGGCACAAGAGGCGTTAAAAGATGCGGAAAATCTTTTAGAAATAGATAAGGATAAATTATTAACTTTTAAAAACCAAAATTTACAACTGGTTCAGCAAGCAGAAAAACAATTACAAATCGTAGGGTTTACACAAGCTCACGTGATGTTTAATGAAAGAATAGTAGAAGCTAAAAGAATGGGCGTAGAGTTAGATGAAGAAGACTTAGAACTTTTAAAACAACAATCAATAGCAGCAACAATGTTAGCGGAAATTGCCTCTCAAAAGCAACAGTTATTCTTCTCCATTGGAGATAGTATTGCTACAGCTTTTACATCAATAATAGATGGATCAATGTCTGCTAAAGATGCTTTTAAACAAATGGCTAAGTCTATTCTTGCCGATATACTTTCAATGGTTGTTAGACTAACAGTGATGAGAGCTCTTATGAGTTTTATGCCGTTTGACTTTGGGGCTGCTTCGTCGAGCTCCTCTGGGCAGGCTGGAGGCTTTGCCATCGGGTTTAGAACTGGAGGAATTTTTGAGCAACCAAAAGGGTATAGAATGGGAGGAAAGGTAAAAGACTATTCTACAGGAGGAATTGCAAGGGGCCCCGATCATGGGTATCCTGCCGTTTTACATGGACGAGAAGCCGTAGTTCCTCTCCCAAGCGGGGATAAGATACCTGTTGACCTGCAGGGAGCAGGAGCTCAGCAAAATAATGTAACTGTAAATGTTTCAGTAAATAATGATGGCACAGCAACAACAAATGTTGACTCAAGTACAGGAGGAATGGAAAACTTAGGAAGAATGGTTGCAAAAGCAGTACAAGACGAGCTAGTTGAACAAAAACGAGCAGGGGGCATACTAAGTCCTTATGGAGCAATGTAATGGCCATTGGATTCACAGTACCTAATATAACAGATAGAAAAGTTATTCCCGATAAAAACATGACTCGAAGTAGCACACCGAGAGTTTTAATGCAAAGTTTTGGTGACGGCTATGAGCAAAGGCTCGTTCAAGGTATAAATAATATTACTGAAGAATACGCTGTTTCGTTTGTGAATAGGGCAAAAGCAGAAGCAGATGATATTATGGCTTTTTTTGATACAAATGGAGGAGCAACTGCATTTGATTTTACTATACCAGATACAAACTCTACCTCTACAACCACATCTGTTCTTGCTGCAGGTCCAATTGGAAGTTTAACACTGTCACTTACTGCTGCAAATCTTGATATTGTAGTTGGTTCTACACTCACTGGCTCAGGGGTAGATGCTATAGGAGGACAGCCAGTAGTAACAGAGAATCAAGCTCCCTCAGCGGTTGTTATTGTAGATCAAGTGCAAACAATCGATAACGGAACTACTTTAACTTTTACAAATCCAAATGAAAAAACGATAAAAGTAGTTTGTCCTGAGTATAGCCTTGTATACAATCAAGTTGATAATTATTCAATTAGTTGTACTTTTAGAAGAGTATATGAGCCATGAGCCAAGAGTTATCAGTAGATATATCAAAACAAGCTATATCGTCAGGTTATTTACAGTTTTTTGAACTTGAAATTGGTTCGGGTAGTGTAAATAAGTTGTATTTTCATGATGGAAAAAATGAAAATAGTGCTGATATAACTTTTGATGGAAACACATATATTTCACTACCAATACAAATGACTGGCGTAGAAGTAACGACAACTGGAACTATAAATAGGCCCTCTCTTACGGTAGCAAATGTTGAATCCGTTTTAAAATCACAATCAAAATTCAAAACAGAAATGAGAGAGGCTGATTGGGATGCTAGTGTTGGTGGTTTAGGAATAACAAACTCGAATTTTAGACTAGATGATTTAATAGGTTCAAGATTAGTTAGACGAAGAACATTAGAGAAATACTTAACAAGTAATCCAACTGTAGAGTTTCCAAAAGACACTTATATTATTGATCGCATAGCAACTAAAACAAGCATGTATGTTTCTTTCGAATTGTCTTCTCCACATGATTTGATAGGATTTAGACTTCCTTCAAGAGCTGTTGTTGGAAAATACTGCCCTTGGAAGTATCAAGGAGCTGCTAGTAATGTTATTGCTTCTGATAGACAAGGTGCCTGTGTTTGGAAAACAAATGAACAAATCAATCTTGGGTCGTCAACTGCTAGTGTTTATTTTACAGAGAACGATGAACCTATTATAAAGGCCACTACTCTTGCAAGTGCAAGTTCAGCCTATAATAACTCAACAACTTATAGTGCAGATGCTATAGTTCTCGATAATGGTATTTATTATCAATCAATGAGTGATTCAAACCAAGGAAATGCGAGAACTAATGAAGTATTTTGGAGAATTCTTAGAAGCTATACCGTATGGTCTTCTGATACAGGAGTAACTTATACTATTGATGCAGATGATCCAGCAAAAAATTCTTATGTTTTGCATGATAATACAATATGGAGAGCTTTAGTGGGGCATACAAGATCAGCCACTATAGAGCCTGATTTTGACTCTCCATACTGGAGCAGGGCTGATATTTGCGGAAAGCTAATAAAGTCATGTAAGTTAAGATATCAGGCAAGAGGTATAAATAATGATTCAGGAACAAATTTTATACCTTCCACAACTTTTTCAACTTCTGCTGTTCTTCCTTTTGGAGGCTTTCCAGGAAGTCGAAAGTTTAGATAATGCAGCTACAAGAGCAAATACGAGAGCACTTTGAAAAAGAGTACCCAAGAGAGGGATGCGGTATTATATCTGTAGTACAAGGAAAACAAAAGTGGTTTCCGTGTACAAATATAGCAGAAGAAAACAATCACTTCATTATAGATACGAAAGAGTATTTAAAAATAGCAAGAACTTCGGATATAATAGCTATAGTGCATAGCCACCCCGATGAGTCGTCAGAACCTAGCGAACTAGACATAAATACTTGTAATGCTATGGGTAAAAAGTTTTATATATTTAGTTACCCAGATATGGATCTAACGGTTGTTGAGCCTAAAATAAATACTGCAGAACTTTATGGCAGGGAGTATGAGTTCGGAAAAGCAGACTGTTTTGAGGCGATGAGAGATTACTTACTTACTCAAAATATTCAATTACCCCCAAGAGCAATGTTTGTAGAGGACTACTGGCACAAGGGAGTAGACTATTTTTGTGAAGATACAATAAAAAACTGGGGAGGTTACCCAGTAGACATTCAAAAAGACCTACAGGTGAATGATGTTTTAATTTTTAAAATTTACTCAGATATAAATAATCATTGTGGAGTATATTTAGGTAATGATATATTTTATCATCATGTTGAGGATAGACTCTCATGCAGAGAAAACTTATATCCAAAATGGATAAAATGGCTAGTAGGAGCATATAGATATGCAGCGTAACGTATATATTGAAGGAGAAATGGGAGAGCTATTTGGCTCTCATATGTTTGTTAATGCACCTAGCGTTAGTGATGCACTAAGACTAATTGATGCTAATAATGACGGGTTTAAAAAGTATCTTATTGATTGCCACGAGAAAGGCGTTGAGTTTGCAGTAGAGGTTGCAGGAGAAGAAATTGAATACACAGAAGAACTTTTATTGCCTTTGCAGCAAGGCGATATAATAATTACACCTGTTCCTGAAGGCAGTGGTAGTGGGTTTAAAAAGCTTTTAGCAGGTATTGCCATGCTTATTGCAACTTATTTTTTCTTTGGTGAAGCTATAGCACTTATGATGGCGGGGGAAGGAATGACTCTCGCGGCATTTGCAGGAATGGTAGGATTTTCTGTTGGAATGAGTCTTGCAATGGCAGGTCTTGGTGAGATGATGGCACAAGATCCTTCCACTGATAGCGATCAAGAGCAGTCTTATTTATTCAATGGGAACGAACAAAATATAATAGAGGGAGACCCTGTTCCTGTATTATATGGGCACTTGAGAGTTCCTGGACAACCAATCAATTTTGAATTATCAAATTTTAAAGCATCAGGAAGTAAACACAACCCCTTTCAAATGGGTCGTAGAGGAGATGTTCAAAGAGAACAAGATATCGAAGATGCACTTGATGCTCTTCCGTTTTCATTTTAAATTATGAGCACACAAGCAGGTATACAATCTATAGATAGAAGAAAGACTTCTACTGAAAATGATAGAATTCAGGGGCTTGGTGGGAGTAGAACTCATCAAAATGTTGCGCTTACTGATATAATATCAGAAGGCCCTATTGAAGGACTAGTAGAAGGCGGTTCTAGTATATTTTTAAATGGAGACCCATTATTCGCAGAAGGAGAAGCTCCTTTTATACCTTTAGACTCAGTAACGGCTTCTGGCTCTTCAGGGGCAAATACAATAACTTTAAATTCTTCTACTTCTCAAACAAAAGGAGAAGAGGATTTATTTATAGGTATATCAGAAGCTATTAATACTTCTGTTAGTATGAGCTCTCCTAATCATATAGCGACTAATCCTTTCGCTGGAGTTTCAGGGTTTACCTGTACACTAACGGCTTCCAGCCCTGTTTTTTCTGCTGATATGGTGCATACTCCAAGTGCGCATAGTAATATAAGTGCTGCAAACTTAGACCATGGAGATGGTATTGTTTATTTAACTTTAAATAGCGGAAATGTTCTTATTGGATTTATAAGCGCATTTACAAGTAGCACTGTGGTAACTTTTACTACAAATCATGTATCAGACTATACATTATATGTTACAACAGCAGATACTGCACTAAGTAACTCTCATCCTGTTAGAATAGATTTATACTATAAAGTTTCTAATATTTCGGGGACTACTGTAACTTTAACTGGTAATTTAAACACAACTTTTAGTGCAAAAAATGTAATTTATCAGACTACAACTGTTAACAGTGACCCTGCAAGTAAAAAATACCCTGGGTCTACTTATCAATTTAGAACAGGCACAGAAAATCAGGCGGTTATAAACAGTGTGAATGGGGAAGGTTCAAGCACGATCGGCCTTACTCTCCCTTCAGGAGCTTTAACAAAAAATACAGCAAAAACTATAACACCCGCCAATCTCACAGGAGGCCAAAAAACGGAAGTAGACACTGTTAACTTTATAATTACATATCCTTCAGGATTATATTTTTATGATGAGTCTAACGGTGACGAGTATCGTTGTGGAGCAGCTTATAGAGTTGAGTTGGGAATACAAAGACCAGGAGGCTCAATGGTTTTTGAAGCTCTTGGCGGAAATAACTCCCCAAGCCAGAGAGTTTCTGGAATAGGAAACACTGGAGAGTCCTTAGTTGCTCATGATGCTTTGAAAAAATCTGCAATTACTTTTGAGTACAGAATTGATATGACTCCTTACCAGCCTTTTAGTGATTTTGCAGTAAGAGTTACTCGACTAACAAACCATGGAACCACTGATGATGGAGTTGACTATACAAGAGGAGTAAGAGGGCTGCATAGAGGTGCAAAGGCTTTAGAAACCTTAAATGAAGCTAAATTTAAAATGGTAGGACAAGCAACCATAACTGCCGCTACCGCAGTAATAAAAGAAAAACTAAACTATCCTTTCACAGCTGTAGCAAATGTAGGATTCAGCTCAAAGTCTTTTGCAAATGTACCAAAGAGGTCTTATGAAGTAAAAGGATTAAAAATACAAGTCCCCTCAAATTATGTTACTAGAGATGAAAATGTTGGAGAAACAACATATCCTGGTCAAGTTGCTACGTATAAAAGAAATGTTAGCACTCAAGCTATAGAAACAACTAATCAGGCATGGGACGGTAACTTTAGAAATAAAAAAGTTTACAGTAATAATCCCGCGTGGGTCTTTTATGATATATTAACCAACAATAGATATGGGCTAGGCCTGTGGTTGTCTGAGTTAGATATAGATAAATATGCTTTATACAAAATAGGAAAATATTGTGATGAGCTAGTTCCAGACGGTAAAGGAGGTAAAGAGCCTAGATTTACTGCTAACTTATACTTGCAAAAAGCTACCGATGCCTATAAAGTTTTAAAAGATATGGCAACGATTTTTCGTGGTATGTTATACTGGATGGACAGCCAACTTACTCCAATAATAGACGAGAAGAAGGAGCCTGTCTACTCTTTTTCAAAAGCAAACGTAATAGAAGGCCAGTTTGAGTATGAAGGCACAGGAAGCAGAACAAGAGCAAATCAGTATGTCGTTAGTTGGAACAATCCAGACTCTCAATATAAATTAGAGCCTTTAGTTGTAGAGGACCGTAGAAATATAGCACAAACAGGCAAAATTATAAAAGAAACTGCGGTTGCTTTTGGGTGTACTTCTGAAGGACAAGCTTTGAGATACGCAAAATGGAAGCTTTGGACAGCAATAAATCAGACCGAAGTAGTATCTTTCAAGACAGGAGTAAATGCTTCTTTTCTTTCCCCAGGTGATATAATAACTGTAACAGATGACTCTGATTTTAGCCTACCTTTTAGTGGGCGAGTAAGTTCATACACAGAGAGTGGCGGAGTAAAATTAACTCTCGACAGAGATATTGATTCATTTCTTCCAGTTTCTGCTCATACTTATAGTGTTACTGTTGTTGTACCAAAAGTCGCCGCAGTTTTAAACCAAGACTCAGCAACTATTGGAGGAGTTTCCTATTCAAGAGGAGATATAATAACTCAAGCCAGAATAGTGGCTGGAGGCTCTCAAACAAATCTTATAGTTAGTAGCGATACCAGTGCGGAAACAAATCTAAAAATCTGTAACGCGCTAGATGATTCTAATAATGCGCTTTCTCTTTTGCTAAACACATCAACTATAGTGGAAGAAAGAACGCTAACTGGAACTGCCACAGTTGGCGGAGTATCTGTACAAGTTCCTGCAGCGGCTGTAGATGGTAAATCAACCCTTCAATTAGCGTCAGCACTAAATGAGGAGGCAGTAAGTGATTTAACAGAAGCGATATGGGCTATAAAACAAATTCAAACTTCAACAGGAGCGAAAACTTTAGGCTCCGCAAAAGAATATAAAGTACTGGGTGTTATTGAAGAGGAAAACAGTATTTATGGTATATCCGCTGTAGAACACTATAATCAAAAGTTTGATTCTATAGAAGAGACTTTCAAAGTAGCTGTGGTTGATCCTGTTTTTCCTCCAGAACCAGATACCACACCCCCAGAACCGACTAAACTCAGAATTTTAAGAGTTCCAATTCGTCACAGAGAGGGAGAAGAAATTCGTGTAGAATGGGATGCTCCTAGCTCTTATGATCATATAAAAGGTTTTGCTTTAACTCATAACTTTAATACTGATTTTGAGTTTGAAGAAATATTTATAAGAGGAGGAACAAGTCTTAGTAAAGTATTTACAGGCTTAAGAGACGGGGTATACCAAGTTAGTGTAAGAACTGTTAGTGGTTTTGATAAGAGGTCTAAACCTGTAACTCAAAATGTAGAGATAGTTGATATTTTTGGAGGAGGAGATAGATTTAGAGGGATTTTAAGAGGAGGAAGCTCCTCTAGCCCACTGGACATGAATAGAACGTCTGGTAAAGTATTTTTTAAAAAATCCGCCTATAGAATTAGTCCTTTAGTAGCTGCTCAAGCTGGAGTAGGTGATTCTGGCACGGAAACAGTAAAAGCGAATAATTCTACTAATGCCGCCTCTATTAGTCAAACTGTTACAGCTTTAGCAAGCGGTAGCTGGCCAGGCTATAAAAATGAAAACGATACAAGAACAGGACAATTATTTTATGACTACTCAAATGCTGATCATGCGTCTAATGATCCTATACGTCTTATCGCTTGGAGAAGAGATGATACACTAGATATTGACTACTGGTATGATGCAGATAAGTTCATAGCAGATGCTAATAGTATTTGGACAAACTTAAGTGGCACAGTTGCAGTTGCGGCTGACTCAAATAAAGTAGTGGGTACGAATACAACTTTTACAAGTTTAGATATTACAAGGATTTTAAAGTTTTCCTCTACACAAGCAGCAAAAATTGCATTTATTGAGAGTGATACCGTTCTTTACTTAGATAGAACTTTCAGCACTCAAGTTTCTTCAGGAACTACTGCTGCAGCCGATGAATTAGCAGTAGACTTTGCAAATGATTTCTTACTAGGAGAGGTTAGTTTTAAGACGGGCACTAACTATGCTCTAAAACCGTATATCACAGTAAATGAACTTTTGGCTAATAATCTTCGTGCTGTAATTGCTACTCCAAATGTTTCCTCTCTCATGTATGGAAGCGATGGAGCAGTTAAAACAGATTTTGATAATATAACTCTAAAAGTCCAGACAGTTGGGTTTGAAGCACCAAAAATAAAAGTAAACGGAGCAGGTTTTAGTCAGACAGATCAGAGTGCTCAGACAAGCTTTAGTGCAATCGCTTCTGAGCCTCACTCTGTAACTCTACACAGTGCTGCGAATGATGGTGCAAATCCGATTACTTTTGCTGGTGGGGCTCTTGTATTCACTGTGACTATACAGGAGACAGAAGATACTACTATAACAGCTACGGAAACTGTTACTATCACCAAAGCGCAAGAGGAAGCAGCTTCAGGAGCTACTCGAACAGCAGCAGGGTATTTATACTATCAAACTCAACAGGCAAATGCGCCTTCGGCTCCTTCAGCTTCGGGAGTAGCCTATAACTGGTCTACTGGACTTTTCAACACTGGAGGAGTTATAGGCACAGGAGGAACACAATGGAATCAGATTGCTCCCACACCGACAACTGGAGCAACAGACAAAATGTGGTATATTTACTACAGTGTTGTTCAGGCAAGTTCAAGTGATAGTACAAGTACCCCTACTTTTGGCACTGTGGTATATCAAGCTACTAACTTCACAGGACTTGTAAGATTTACAGGTACAGGAAGTAGTCCATCTGTATCGGACGGAGCTGGGGGCACCCTAAGCTTTGGGTCTAGCGGTACAACTCTAATTGATGGTGGAAATATTACCACGGGAACCATAAAATCTGACGGAGTTCAGGTTGGGGGCAGTAGCAGTTTCACAGCAGATGGTAGTGCTTTTACCAGTGCTGGTACTTATTTTAACTTAGACAATGGATCAATTGGATCACAAAACTTTAGAATACAATCAAATGGAAACGCCCACTTTGCAGGTGATCTTATAGTTGGGGGAACAACTTTAACGACAACTAACACTTTAAATGCAAATACTACTAAATCTGATGTCGGACTGGGACAGGTGGAGGATGGAAATCACTCCGCTCAAGTACAAGGAGCTTTTACAGATGAGGTAACAATTTCAGGAGGTAAGATTATTGTATCCTCAGAAACTGCAGGGTCTATTGAGTTAAATTCTGCAACAAAGCAAATTCTGATAAAAGATGGCAGTACTACTAGAGTACTCATAGGTAAGCTAAGCACATAACCACCGAAAAATAAAACTTGACTAAACAGGTCCTTTGAGATATAATTTCAAAATGGAGAAAATACATGAGTGCAGGAACATATAACTTAGTAATCGACCAAGGCTCCGACTTTGCCTTAGACTTGGTGGTTAAGCAATCAGGATCAGCTCTGAATCTGGCCAACTACTCTGGTCGGGCACAGCTGCGCACGACTCATTCTTCTTCCTCGATAGCGGCAACCTTTACTGTTACCGTAACAAATGCAGCAAATGGTGCATTAAAAATGCAACTTCCTGGGAACACTAGCAAGAATATAGCTGCAGGACAATATGTTTACGATTTAGAAATATTTACTGCAAATGATTCCATTGTAAAACGAATAATACAGGGAGAGGTAACTCTTACGCCTGAGGTAACAAGATGAGCAGTCAAACTACTTTGGAGATTACAGAAGACGTTACCGACGTATCTGTTACAGGAGATACTTTAGAGGTGTCTATTACTGATGATGTTACTACAGTTCAGGCGTATACTCTTGCTGTTCCTTTTGAAGTTCCTGG